CTATTTAAAAAGTCGTGCTATATTGCAGACATTCCGGGCTTTCCGGTGTATCAGACAGTCCCGGCTGACGACATGCAGACTGATACGCCCAACTTGCATGTAAGGAAAAATCATGGCTAATACCACCTTCAACGGCCCAGTTCGCTCCGAGAACGGCTTTCAAGACATCACCATTAACGCCACTACTGGCGCAGTTACCGTGGACGCCACCTTCGGCGCAACCACTAGCGTGACCAACCTGACAGCTACCAATCTGGTTTTTACCGACCAGAACCACCCAACCACTGTTGCGATTAACGCAACGGCTACAGCTACTGCAGCGCAGGTTGCTACTGGCTACATCACATCCACTTCTGCAGCCGCAACCACCATCACTTTGCCTACAGGTACAGCCCTTGGCACTGCTCTTGGCGCTACTAAAGGCACTGTGCTGGAACTGTACGTGGACAACACTGGCGGCGCAAACACCGTGACTATTGCTGTTGCAACCAACGGCATCCTGTCCAGCGCAGCTGCTGATACAGCCGGTTCGTTTGGTGACTTGACTGTGGCTCATGGTGCTACTGGCTTGGCACGATTCACCATCATGTTCTCCAGCGCCACTGCGTACGTGTTTACACGCACTGCTTAATTGATCTCAGGGGCCTTGGCCCCTGTTTTAAAGGAGATTGATTATGGGAATGCAGACTGACGTTAAATCACAGCACGGCGGAGTTTCCGGCTTGATGGTTCCGTACCGTACTCGCCTTAAAGGCGCGGTTGTTTTTCCTTTTTCTGGTGCTACAGAGTACACCGTTTTGGTAGACGACATTAGTATTAGCGGAACTTACGCAAGAGCCACTACTACGGCGACGGTTACCGCGACAAACCACGGCTTAAAAGCAGGCGACTGGGTTTATCTGGACTGGAATTTGACGGATAACCCGTACCAAGTTCAAACAGCCGCTACTGCAAACACGTTTACTGTGACCGTTGCGAATTCTGGTGCAACCAGCGGAAGTGTCACCGTATACAACGACGTGCTGCTGCAATTGGACGCATCAAATCAAACTGGATACAGTGTGCCGATTCCCGGCGAAGGCATCCTTGCTCATACCGGCATACGCCTTTTCTTGGGAGCCAACACACATATCACGGTGTTTTATGGCTAAGAAAAAAGGCCCGGTTCTCTCGGTTGGTCGCGGTGAGAAGCTACCGGTCTCCAAGGGGGCGGGCTTGACCGCCAAAGGCCGTGCCAAGTACAACGCAGCTACAGGCAGCAACCTCAAAGCCCCGCAGCCCCAAGGCGGCAAGCGCAAGGATTCGTTCTGCGCCCGTATGTCAGGTATGCCGGGTCCAATGAAAGACGAAAAGGGCAAGCCCACCCGCAAGGCGGCTGCTCTGAAAAGATGGAAATGCTGATATGACTGAAGAAGCCATCAAGACAGCCCGTGAACTCGCTACGCATGCGTCCGACATCCGGCACCTGCAAGACGACATGGACAAGATGCTGGAGAATATGAAGGCCATGCAGGCAACGCTGACAGCCATTGACAAAACGCTGTCTGAAGCTCGCGGTGGTTGGAAGGTTTTGATGCTGGTTGGCGGGGCAAGTAGCGTCGTAGGCGCGGGGCTGGTTCAGCTTATTAACTGGTACGCAGGTGGCAAGTAATGCCAAGCACGAGCAAGAAGCAACACAATTTCATGGCTGCGGTGGCCAATAACCCAGCGTTTGCCAAGAAAGTAGGAGTCCCACAGTCCGTGGGACAGGACTTCAACAAGGCCGACAAAGGCCGCAAATTTTCAAAAGGTGGTGATACTATGGCTTCCAAAATGAACGCTGGTTTCATGGCAATGATTGCAAAGAAAAAAGGCGAGGGCCCTTCCGCAATGGGTAAGCCGGTTATGAAAAAGGGCATGGACATGGCTAAAGACGGCATGAAAAAGATGGCTTCTGGCGGCATGACTTCGCTGGCTAAACACGCAGCCAAACCCGCATCCAAAGCGCACGCTGGCCTCAAAGCCGGTGGCATGGCCAAGGGTGGCGGCATCGAGTCCAAGGGTAAAACCAAGGGCAAAATGGTCGTCATGAAGTCCGGCGGCAGAACCTGCTGAGACCCAACATGATGCCGAGCCGTGGCATGGGGGACATCAACCCCAGCAAAATGCCCAAGGGCAAGAAGATCATCCGCAAGGATGATCCGAACAAGGTTGACTTGTTTGCCAAAGGCGGTAAGGTGAAGTCCAAGGTCAATGAAGCGGGCAACTACACCAAGCCCGGTCTTCGCAAACGCATCTTTAACAGCATCAAAGCTGCGGCAATCGTTGGCACGGGCGCAGGCCAGTGGAGTGCGAGAAAAGCGCAGCTTGTGGCCAAGAAGTACAGAGCCGCTGGTGGCGGGTATCGAGACTGACATGAAGGCACCGCAGAAATCCCTCAAAGACTGGGGCGACCAAAAATGGAGGACGAAAAGTGGTAAAAAATCTTCTGTCACTGGTGAGCGATATTTGCCAGAATCTGCTATCAAAAGTCTCAGCCCTGCTGAGTACGCTGCGACGACCAAAGCCAAGCGAGCAGGAAAAGCCGCCGGGAAACAGTTCGTAGCTCAGCCAAAACGTATCGCAAAGAAAACAGCGGGATTTAGATAATGGCAACCTCCGGCACCGCAGCATTCAACCTTGACTTGACCGAACTGGTCGAGGAGGCGTTCGAGCGCGTCGGTAGCGAGATGCGTACTGGTTACGACTTGCGGACTGCCCGCCGGTCGCTGAACTTACTGTTTGCTGACTGGGCCAACCGTGGCGTGAACATGTGGACGTTCGAGCAGGGAACCATCAACCTGACTCCGGGCCTGAACACCTATGCCGTGCCTTCAGACACCGTGGACCTTCTGGAACATGTCATCCGTACCGGCGCAGGTAATGCAGCCACACAGGCCGACCTGACCATCACGCGTATCAGTGTTTCTACCTATGCCACCATCCCCAACAAGCTGGCCCAAGCCCGTCCTATTCAGGTGTGGTATCAGCGTTTGGACGGTCAGACTTCTTCAATTGGCACTACGCTTAACGGTGGGATTACAGCCACGGACACTACAATCACGTTGACTTCAACGGCTGGACTACCAGCTACCGGGTTTTTGTTGGTTGAGTCTGAGACTATTCAGTATGGCTACATCTCCGGTAACGTGCTTAACAACTGTTTCCGTGGGCAAAACGGCACGACTGCGGCAGCGCACTTAACAGGTGTGGCTGTGTACACGCAGAATCTGCCCTCTGTGACTCTCTGGCCGACCCCAGACAACAGCGCAACGTATCAGTTTATTTACTGGCGCATGCGCCGCATTGATGACGCTGGTGGCGGTGTGAACACGATGGATGTGCCGTTCCGTTTTATCCCCTGCATGGTGGCGGGACTGGCCTACTACTTGGCCATGAAGATTCCCGGTGGCGTAGAGCGTCTAGGCGTGCTCAAACAGCAGTATGACGAGGCTTGGCAACTGGCTTCGGACGAAGACCGCGAGAAGGCGTCTGTACGGTTCGTGCCGCGCCAGCAATTTATTGGAAGTGGTACGTAAGTGGGCAACCGTTTCTCCTCCGGCAAGAACTCGATTGCCGAGTGTGACCGCTGTGGGTTTCGGTTCAAGCTGACGTCCCTGCGCAAAGAGACTGTCAAGACGAAGATTCGCAACATCATGGTGTGTAGCATCTGCTACGACCCAGATCAACCGCAGTTGCTATTGGGCATGTTTCCGATAGACGATCCGCAGGCGGTCCGTAACCCCCGCCCAGACCGCAGCTATGTGTCCTCTGGGACCTTGGCGAACGGGTACCAAGGGGAAGGTAGCCGGAATATTCAGTGGGGCTGGAATCCTGTTGGCGGCTCTAGAGTTTTTGATGACGCACTGACACCCAATTTATTGGCTTTAGGTGTGATAATTGGTACAGTGACAGTTCAAACGACGTAAGGAATCTATCATGGCAAATCCAGACAAAACCGTTCCAGTCCAAAAAGGCGGCTCTCCCAGCGCTCCCGGTGGCAAGACCAA